CAGAGCGCCCATCCTCGTTAATGCGGTAGGCGTTGCCCGCTGACACCGTGCCTCCGTAACGGCGACCACCAGCAAGCGCCAGCCCCTTGGCTGCAAGCATTGAACCGGCGTAAGCTGATTGCCCCACCGCAGCAGCACTGCCGTACGTCGCGATGGAAGCGCTCATTGCAGCGGGTGCCCACGCAGCTGCGGCAGCTGAAGCCTGGGCAGTAGTTGCTGCCAGAGAAGCAGCCGCAGCAGCCTGGCCCATAAGCTGACTTTTAGCCCATTCAATGCCCATCTGTACAAAGCTGCCCACCACGCTGTTTAAAATCGTGGTGCCGATGTTGGCGAAGGATTCCCGCAGGCTCTGTGTGCCGTTTATCAGGCCAGTGATGGCGCTGGTTGCCCCACCCTGTAAGGAGTCTACGGCAGCGCCAATCATGCTGTTAATCTGGCTTTGCTGCTGCCACTCTTCCCACATGGCCGCCATGCGCCGCTGGTGATACTGTTCTTCGATGCTGGCCCGTAACGCTTCGGCTTCCGCGATCTTTTGCGGATAAAGGGTCACGTACTCATCGAGCTGCGCCATTTGCGTCAGATACGAGTTATCGACCGCTGCAACTGGTGATACCTGCCCCTGAAGACTGGCGAAGTTCTGACTGGCCTGAGTGCGCTTTTTCTCTTCCTCCGCAGCGGCCTTTATAGCCTGCTGACTTCTCCAGATAGCATCAGCCTGCTGCTCAGCTTTAACAATTTGCGCGTCAGTAGCTTTGTTTCCCAGCGCCATAACTGCATCGTACTTCGCCAGTTCAAGCGAGCCATCGGCATAACCGGTGTTGAGTCGATCCAGTGCAGACTGCTGACGAGATAAAAATTGCGTTGCGTCGTCAGCGGACTTCTTCGCTTCCTTGTTTGCGGCTTTTCGCGCGCTGGTTAACCGCTCTGTTTCAGCGTATTGATCCCCAAGGGCCTTTCTTTTTTTCTCATCAGTAATCCCGGCATCATCAGCATCGTATTGCGCCTGCAGTCTTGCTCTTGCTTCACCTTCCAGTTTAGAAAGCGCAAGGCGGCGTTCGGCGTTCTGAATGAGTTTCTTCGCTTCGGGGGAGTCTTCCGGTTCCGCAGGTTGTATATTCCCAACGTTCGCGGCTTTTTTATTGAGTTTATCCAGAACTTCGATCGTTGAAGCCATCGCAATAATAGCGCTTTGGCTTGCTCCAGGAATTACATTCTTGAGGTTGTTCTCAAGGATCGCGAAGGCCGCATCGGACTCCCTCGCTTTCTGATTAAGCTGCTCTTGAATGAGAGCCTGCTTTTCCAGAGTGGAGCGCAGTGTATTTGATGTGTCATTGACATCAGCAGTTTTCGCATTCAGCTCGCGAAGTGATTGTGTAACCCTTCTTTGGGCATCTTCAATCACCTGCAGAGGCGCGCCGGATTCGCGCAGTCCTTCGAGTTGTCGTTGGTATTCTTCTAAATTTTTGCGTGCACTATTCTGCTCTTTTACTTGGTCTTTGAACTGTTCGTTAAGAGCTTCAATAGACGTGGCAGTATTGTCCAGAGTTTTTCTGAGCTGGATTTGGTCCATCTCCTTCATTCTGGATATTACATCGTCCAGAGAACTAGCGAAGTTGATTGCTTCTTCTTTTGCCTGTTTTGTGGTTTGCCACCAGTAAAGCAAAGCTCCGGCGGCGATCATTATCACCCCGGCAGGGCCACCAATTAACGAAAATGCATTGCGCAATAACCCCATCCCAATAGACGCGCCGCTTGCGGCGGCGGTAGCGCGAACGGTAGCTGCGGCCTGCGCTGTTTCTGCTTCAGCTAGCGCGATCGAAGCTGCGGTTGCTCTTGTTTTTGCCGCGATAAGGTTATCAAGCGCCAGCATTTCTGCCGCGCTCCCCCTGGCTACGTTGTATTCTGCCTGAGCAAGACTTAGCGCTGAAATGGCTGCTTCTTTATCTGCGAGAGATCTGCGCTGCGTGGCGTTAGCTGAGAAGAGGGCTGCCTGAGCCGCCTGATTTTCAGCAGTTACCATTTGGCGATTCGCTGCGATGTGCTGAACTTTACTGGCTATGCCGGTTTTTAAGGCGCCAGCATATCGTCCAGCCAGCACAAGCGCGAAAGCCTTTGCGGCAATGGTTGCTGTATCAATAAAGCCCGCCATTTCTTCGGAATCTCGCCCGAACTCCAGAATAGTGTCTGCGGCAGCAATAAGACCATTGGTAAAAGTTTGTAGCGCGCCGGTCTGACCTTCGATTGCGACTAGTACCTCAGTAAATGCCGTTTTCATCCTCACGCCAGCATCTGTGAGATTGTTAGACATTCCTGCCGCAGCCGCAGCATTCTCATCAAGAGACTGACGTAAACCTTCGCTAAGTTCTGAAGCTGTCAACTTACCGGCGGCACCCAATGCGCGCACTTCAGCAGCCGTTTTGCCGCTGGCGCTCGCAATGTCGTTTATTACAGTTGGAATGGCGGTAGTGATTGATTCCCACTGGTCAGCTGAAACTTTCCCGGTGTTGATAGCCTTAGTAAAAGCATTAATAGCTGACTCGGCTCGGTCCGCGCTGGCGGCGTTCTTTACGAACGCATATGACATTGAGTCCTGAACATCAATTGCCTGATCGGTTGCGTACCCCATACTGCGCAAGCCATCGGCGCTACGGATATAAAGCTCCTGCGCTTCAGAAAGTGATCGATAAGTGCCATTTGCAGTACTAAGCAAACGCTTTTGAACATGCTCGAATTCTTCCTGGCTCGATGTTGCCATCTGAACCCGCTCGGACATCTCCTGATAGCTCTGAACCATCTTTGCCATTTCGCGCAGAGCACCAGCGGCAAAAATGAGTTTAATCGTAGAGGCAAGTTTTGAGAGCGTCGTATTCAGGTTATCGGCTGATTCGTCAGTATCATCAAAATTACTCTGGAGATCGTTGGTCATATCAACGACATTGCGGCCGGCAGTAAGAAGCTGGGCGGTATCAGCACGAATAATGTAAACAATTTCACCTACGTTTTCGGGCATTTACTTTTCTCCGGGCAATAAAAAACCCCACATTAGCGGGGTCTGCATGAATACTTATACCTTAATGAGTTCGCTATAGGACCATGAAATAATAACTATCAAATGACATGCATTAAATAATACTCAATATATTTTATTCGTTTTAAGTACATACCCTTTTGTAAGTTATATTCTCCAGCTCCCGCCCTTATAGTAATATCAATATCTGAAAGATTTTTACCGTCAATATTGACAGATGTTATTCTATAACTGGCGTCGCCCGCCTCACCTAAAATTGAATATCGGCAAAAAGTTTCTCCAACTAAACTTACTCCAAAAGAGTTTTTTGCTTCCTGCTGGATAATCACATTTGCCATGCGATAAGGTATCCGCCCCGATAAAACCGCGTTTTTAAATGGACCATCATTTAAAGTCCTTGCACCAACAGAAGGAATACCAATCATTACCTCCACAGACGCATTATTCATTTTATAACTGCTAGGTGACTTCATTGATTCTTTAGTGATTTTGCTGCATAAATCAATCAGACCCGCTTTCTCTGCGGCAGTATCGGGAACAAACATAACCAACAAAAAAGCAGTGAAAATCCCAATAAAAAAAATGATGCTCAGAGTCTTTTTTTTCACATCCCTATCCCCATCGTAAAAGTTACCCTAATGCTATCAGGGGAGAGCGGCGGTGCAACGGGCAGGTCTGATTTTTTGATCTCAGTAACAGCGGTCAGTGCAGCCCGTTTCGCTGCGCATCGAGTGCGAACATCTTCTCTGCCCAGTCCATAGCCTCATCGTAATGCTGCTCGGTCGGGATTTTCGCAGCTTCCTTCTGCGGATACTTGGCATTCATCGCGGCACGAAAGCTGGTCATGGTCATGTTCCAGGCATCGGATTCACTCATGCCCAGGTGTGCCACCGCCAGATAAACGAAAGACCGGGCATCGAATTTCCCCGAGTATTCGCCCTCACCTTTGCTGGCGGCTTCCTGCGGCTGGTCGCCCACCACCCCATGGCGAATAAGATGCCGCGCCAGCTGGATAATGTGTGATACCGGCAGCAGGCCGGGACGATACGAAAGCTTGCCTTTCGGTGTCACTGAACAGACACCAATAACCTGGCGGAGATCATCATCGCAGGCCGCCTGTACCACCTTTGCCGCAGTAACAACCATGTCGGCGAAACAGCGTGCCTGGATGCTGCACATCACTTCAACATCGCTGATACGGTGCTCAGGGTAATGTCCGCCGTGTACCGTCACGAACGCCCCGACAATCTCTTCAGGTGTGCCAATGCGCGACATCGCAAGAAATGAAGGGTTGAGGAATATTCTCCGGTCACCGGCGCGGATCTCCGCCTGGCCGATATCGGTAATTGCCTGCATAAAACCTCAAAGGGGCTTTCGCCCCTGTCAGTTAAGACGCATTGACCACAACCGTTGCCGGGCTCGTGGTGACGGTGCCCGCGGTGGGCGATGAAACCTGGCAGGTATAAGAGCCGGCATCACCCGCCACCGCGCTGGCTTTGGTGTAGGTAGCCGCCGTGGCGCCGCTGATATCCGTGCCGTTCTTCTTCCACTGATAAGTCAGCGCTGAACCATCAGTCACGGTCGCCGCTGTGGTAAGCGTCAGCGTGCTGCCGGTGGTGATGGTGCGGTTCTGCGGCTGGGAGGTAATGTTAATGACCGCGCCGACGTCGCGGACGTCCACCAGCCCGGCACTGGAGGCTTCAATCGACCACGTGGCCACGTCATCATGCGGTGATTCATCCTGCCAGCTCGTTACCAGGAACGGGCCTTCTGTGATATCGAACGGCGAGATAATTTTCAGCCACACGTAAGGCTGGTTGCTGGTTTCTCCGGGCGGGTTATATACATGGCGCTTCATTTCCTTCTGGCCGTAGATAGCTTCCTTGCGACTTACGCCGTCACCGGAGAAGGATACGTTTTTATACGTGACCAGATTCTCCTGGGTATACGCCGCGCTCTGGTCAGCCGTGGCGTCTGCGGTTTCCCATTCCACGCCGGTGGTTTTGCCACGCATCATGCCGAGGCGCTTGTACTGGCTCAGCGTTGGCTGAACCTCCGGGCAACCAATCGCAAAATAAACGACGACGTCGCGCCCCGTGAATGCACCTGATTCACAAGTCATATGTGTTACTCCGTATTATCGGGAAATAATGGTCTGGAAGTTAATTTCGAAGGCGCAACGGCCCTCTTCGGTGCGGAAGGCGGGAACGCCCCCGACTGGCTGCATTGAGATTATGCATTCGGTGTGGTAGTCATCGAGCATGGCCTGGCGAATGGCGTCGGCGGTGTTCTCCACCGCATCAACATCGGCGTCGTTCTGCCCGGTCAGCAGGATGAAGCGGAAGTAGTCGCGGGTGATGGCCTCTTCTGCCGCGCCACCGCCCTGCTGCTGGATAACGAGATAGCGATCGTTTTGTGAATCTTCCACCTCGACCCAGAACCGCTTTTGTATGCGGTAGCCGGTATCAAAACCGTGGCTCTGCAGCCAGGCGCGTAACGCGTCAAAAACCTCGCTTCGCGTCATAATTTGTAGCCTCGTTGTATGGTGGCTTTGATGTCGGCTATGCCGTCGCGCTCAAACCCTTTACGCAGAAAATCAGGCTCTGCATCCGGGTCCCAGTAATTACCGCTGCCGTCAGGGCGGGGCTTGCCTTTTAACGTGCCACCGGCCGCATTCACCCGGGCGGCGTAGCTCGCGGTATAGCCGACACGCCCGGTCATGCCACCCGGCTCTGGTTTCAGTTCGCGATACATGCTGTTCACCAGTGTGGAGGTGTGAATCGGGGTGATTTGCGCCGCGTAACCGGAACCGACGATCATGACTTCGGTGATCACCTTTTCTGTCACTGCCCCGGTGATGTTTCCAATCACGTTGCCCATGTTTAACTGAACACGTTTGATACCTTTAACGGGCATAGCGTTGCCTCCTGTAATTATCAGGCACCGGGCTAATTACGGTCAGAGGTCAGAATCTTGTAGTCGGGTTCCTCGCCGAAAAACGACATATCCCACATCCTGACCGTCCGGATCACATCACCTTTCGCTTTTACCGGGTCCGGCTCGGCGGTTGTGTCACCCACTGCGACATAGTCATTACGCAGCGGTTTGCGGACATCTGCGCCGTTGTGCTTCAGCTCGGTAGAGATAATCAGATTGGTGGTGAACTCGGTACCGGCATCATCGATCGCCTGCTCCTGGTTTATCTCCCATGTGCAGTCGATAAGATACGGAGTGCCGGTCAGCCAGGTGCCTTTCCAGTCATCGTATGTACGCGGGTAAATGGTAGCGAGGTTGGTATATACCCAGTTCGCTGTCGCGCTCATGGCTCCTCCCAGCGGATCACTTCTGGTTTCCCGGCGGCAACTTCACGGCAAAAGATGAACCATTCACCGTTACCTTTGATGTAGCCGGTGGCCTTCCTGCCGCTGTCTGTCATCACCCAGACCTTAACGAACGGCTCCGGCAGACGCTGCTTCACCGATACCCAGGCCATCACCGGCCCCCGTTGCACATACAGCCGCCCTTACCAACCCAAATCCCCGCGAATGCTGGCGCAGCCGTCGGGTCAGGGGGAATAAGCGCCGTCGCGCAACCGTGTTTGTCCAGCCCGCGCAGCAGACTCAGCGCCCCTTTCCAGCGGTCAGAAAACGACTGGTACCGGAATGAACGCGAAGCGCCGTTAGGCGCAGTCTGGCTGGTAAGGTATTTATCACCCTGCCCGAGCCCCATCAGCGCCAGCAGGTAAAGCTGGATAAGCAGCGCTGTCGATACCGGGTAATGAAGTGCCAGGCATTCCTCAATGCCATTGGCCTGGTCAATCAGCGCCGCCAGCACAAAGTCGGGTAAAGCGATGCCCTGCCCGGTCAGGTACTGCTGTGCCTGTTCCTGTGTGACCATGACAGACTCCTGAAATAAGACGCCCCGCCGAAACGGGGCATAAAAAAACCGCTTTCGCGGCGGTTATTCAGCAGGGAACAGGTTTTCAAGCTCGCCAGGCGGCAGCAGCTCAGAAAGCTTTTCCGCACCCAGATTGCCTTTGAACTCGATCCCCAGTTCTTTAAGGCGTTCGGTGATAATCTCCTTACGTGATTTCGCATCAGTGCCCGCTTCCGGCGTTGCCGGGGTAAGTTCACTACCAGCGTCACCCTGCATCAGGCGAAGATGAGATTCCAGCGCTGGATGAACTTTATCCAGAACCAGCACATCCCCAACCTTAACGCCATGCCAGCCACGTACAACTTCAAACTTTGGCATAATTTCTCCTTAAGCCAGATTCGCGCCGTAGACAACGCCGGACAGGCCATCGTCATCGCGTTTAATCTGCAGGCCTTCTGCAGACATAATCTGGAAGTTGTAGTTGCTCTGTGGCATCGGACGAGGCAACGGAACCACCCCGACCGCCATCCCTACCAGCGGTGTGATCACATCCTGACGACGTTCATACGCCAGGAATTCATTACCGGTTAGTGCATAGGTCTGGCGGATATCTTTCACCGGCATAAATTTGCGGATGGCGTCCAGGACATTGCCGCTGATAACTGCGTTCGCGCCGCTGCCAACTTCAATGGTGTACGGCTTCGACAGATTCGCCATGATTTCAGCGCTCAGCCACAGCACATCATACGCAGTGACCTTATTGGTACGTGCGGTGATACCAAACGGACCAGTTGGGCCGAAGAATGCCAGTAGCTGCGCCGGCGTTGCCGTCGTCAGGTCGATGTTTACACCGCCAGCACCGGAACCGAGGTTAATCTTGGCGGTGTTGCGGTGGTTGCGCATACCCTGGGCCGGATAGTTCTGTACCTGAATGGTGGGGTTGCCGTCGAGATAGCCTTTAACGCGACGTTTATGGAACTTGCGCATCTTCGCCAGTTGCGAATCCAGTACCAGGTCAATACCGACGGTATTAAGGCCCGCAGCAAGACGCCAGTTTACACCATAGCCCGCGGTGTAAACGGGGATCGGATCGCCGTCGCTACCGTATTCGGTGTGGTCAAAAGAAAACGGAGGCTGACCGTCCAGACTAACCTGCACATCATCGGCGATGTCACCAACGACGTTATACAGTTTGGCAGTCTTGCCAATCGGCAATACCGTCTGTACACCCATCAGGTCGTTGACGATTTCCATCCCGATTTCCTGATCGCGCAACTGGATGACCTGTCGGTCGATTTCAGCCCAGAATTCACGACCGAGACCGTCACCAGCCAGGGCATTCGCCGCCAGCATTTCAGGCGTCATGAGATTACGGTTTACCGCCATCATGGCGCGGTGCTGGGCATCCCACATGTTACGGTTAGCCCACAGCTCATTCCAGTGCGTGCGCAGGCGACTGTTGGTCGCCAGTGTTTCAGCAGAAAAATACATTGATGCTCTCCTTAAGCAACGGTCACGCTGGAAGCGCGCGCGCGGATGCGGATGAAGTCAACCGCCGTGGTGGTGACGTCATCCTGGCAGTAACCGATGACCTGATAGGTACCCGCAGCGGTAGGAACGGCAGCAGCCTGACCTGCAACAACCGTAATTGGCTGGTCTTTTTTATAGGCGCCTGCAGCCACACGAACAGCGAATTCACGCCCTTCTTCCAGGTAATTACCCACACCCGAATGACCGGACGGGATCGTATCGGTAATGCCCAGCCCTTCGTGATAAGCGCAATCCAGCACATACATGCGTCCCACAGGCGCAGAGGCCTGTGCAAAAAGATTGCTGGCATTGATGACAACAAACGTCCCCGGGTTCAGGGACGCGGCAAGTTTTCGGGTTTCCGTCTTGTAGAGCGATTCCCCGTCGATATTAACGCGACGATAACGTGGCATTGGCGTTTCCCTTATTTGAAGTAAGTGGCCGGATCAGGTGCGCCGGTTTCGGTTTGCGCCTGCGCGGAGTTAGTACCCAGCGGTGCGGCTTCGCCCAGGTTTTTGAACATCGCATCCAGTGCATCACCTGACAGCGCGTTCGCGACGATCTCGCCGTGAACTTTCGCAACCGCCGCGCGCTTCGTTGCTTCTTCGGCACGGGAGTTAGCGGTCAGGGTGTCAGCGAGCTGCTGCTGATTGGCCTGCAGCGCATCAACCTTTTCCGCGAGAGGCTTAATAGCCGCCTCTGTGTTGGTTGCAACGGCCTGGCCGATCATGCTGCCGATTTGTTCCAGTTCTTCTTTGGTTAAAGGCATGTCGCCCTCCGTTTGATGGTTGGTTGCAGGCTTATCCTGCGGTGTGAAAAGAGATTTAACTTTGTTGGTTACAACGGTGACCCAGGACTCCTGGCGGGCAACCGGCGTTCCGGTGTCGTCAAAAGTGATTTTTCCGCCGTCAGCGGTGTAACCGTAAACCTGAGCGCTGCCTCCATTGCGGATAATCACTACCTGCGACTGGGTGAAGTCAGCCACCCAGGCATATTCGTTCTCGCCTGGGGCGAACTTTGCTTTTGCTGCACGATCGAGGCGCTGTTCACGCTCCCGGAAGGATTCGCCCACCAGCGCGCCTGAGTTGGCTTTTAGCGGTGTGGCGAGGTCAGCATTAACCATCAGGCCGACGCCCTGTTCTGGTGTGGCCGCGCCAACTTCGTGCAGCAGAATGGCGTCGTGATCCATGCCGTGTATTTTTGCCACCCACTCAGCACCCAGCGCCTTCTGTTCTTCATTGGGTTCGAGCTGGTCAAGAAACACCGCCACACTGGTGTGAATTGGCGGCACATCCTCGCCGCGCTCAATGGCTGCCACGCGCTCGAGGAGTTCCCGACCACCTTCAGATTCACTGGCCTTGTTCACATCCACCCATTTCTCCAGGTAGATACGATTCCCGGCCTTTTTAACGTTACGGTTCCACGCGCCGACGAACCCGACATTCAGCCCTTCAGGCGAGAAGGCCGACACAAACTGGCCGTTTACCTGCGGATGACCGAGCGGTGCCAGCGTCCCCTCGAGGCCCGCGTAGTGCGCGTCGATTTCACTGGCAGAGTACAGTCCGCCGTTCATAACGACATTGGCCGGTAGCGTGTAACTGGGCAGGATCAGATGATCGCGCCCGTTGTGAACTTCCCGACGGATGGACTGGCTGTTCACGCGGGTGGTGACATTTACTTGCATGGTCATGGTGATGTCTCGCGGTTACGCGGCTCTGTGATGGCCGCAGTCGCAGTGGTTGGCGATGAGTCCGGCTTTCTGCGCTTTCTCCAGGCGCTTTTTAGCCATATCGATGATGTTCGGGTTAAGCGGAATGCCGCTGGCGTTAACCAGCACAGCGACCTGCGTGCATTTACAGTTAATCGCGTTGCCGTCGACGCTGTACCAGTCGCGAACCTCTTCAGTGGTGTAGAGATGCCCGTGGCGAAGCGCATGCTTTCGCCGCGTTGTCGGGCTGAACGCTGAAAGGTGCAAAAGACGTGTTGTAATGCCATATTGTGCTTCGGCATCATCCGTTTCATCCCACCGGGCCCGTCGCAGCGCCGTCGGTATTTCCGTGCGGGCAATACGCTTAGCCCGGCTGAGTTCTATCCCGGTCTGGCTGGTGAGACGTTTCGCAATTTCCCGTGGGTTTTGCCCCCGCCCCATGCCATCGGTCAGAATGCGCGCCATATCCGATTTCATCCGCGCACTGAGGTTTTTCATCTCCTCAAACACGCGGGTTCTCACCAGCAACAGGCGGCGCTGATAGGGATCACTCAGCAATAATTGCTGAAGACTTTCACGCCCGGCGGCATAGACCGGCGACTGCTGCGAGAGGCTGGCAAATTCCTGAGCCGTACCGCGCTGATATCCCTGCCTGACGTAATCCCGCCAGAACCAGAAATCGGTCTCGCTGCCACCAAAGAGGATTTCATCAACCATCACCGAGGCATTGCTGAGAAGCATTGATAGCAGTGAGGTGTCCAGCTCGAATGCGTAGCGAAGGTTTACAGCAGGTGAAGCGGGAATGCGGTCGAGAATGTCCTGGTACGCTTTGGCAATGCGCCTAATCCGTTTACCGAACTCGTTAATCGCGCCGCGCTCGAGGCGGTCTGCACCAGTGGGATCTTTATGATTTCCCGGCAGAATCGGAGGTTTCGTTTTCCTCTTCTTCATCGTCTTCCCCCAGAGGTACCGGCGAGCCCTCATAGCCGGCAGCGACGCGAATTTCTTCACCGGTGAAGGGCTGTTCACCAGTAGCGATCGAGGCGCTGTTAATTTCCGCCATGGTTTTGGCTGCGGCCAGCTTCTCAGCGTCGGTGCTGGCGTTCAGGTCATCCCAGATAACCGTCTTTTGCCCTACCGCGTCGAGAATGCCCAGTTCCACCAGCTTGTCGCACAGGTCTTCGATATCGAATGACAAATCACCCCGGCGGGACTGGCAGCGCGCGTTGAAGTAACGCTGGTCTTCAGTACTGGCACGCTCGCCCGTCTGCATGCCAACGAGGATTTTGGTAGGAATATCCAGCGCAGCGGCGGCTGTCTGGAGGTTGACGTCATAGGTCGGGTCGGGGTCAGCCACAGATGTCACCAGCGGCGTTACAGCTGCGCCCTGCGTGGTGAGTAGCGCATCGTTGCCACGGTTAATCTCAACGGCGACTTCATTGAATTTTTCCTGCAGCTCCGCAACATTCACACCATAGAGCGAGGCCAGATTGGTAAAGTCGATTTTTTCGTCGAAGTTGATGCTCAGCTGGCGGGCTGCGTTCTTCAGGAACGACTCACCGGAGCCGCCTTCCACCTTCTCAAGGCTTACGAAAGCGTTGTAAGCGGGCTCAAGAAAACCAATAGCATCGGGGGAATAATCACCCAGGATAAAAACGCGATCCGGATGAACGTCCACGCGCCGGACGGCACCGTTCGCCAGTTGCTCGATGTACTGCCACATTTTCGGCTGGCCGTAGGTTCGGGAATTGATGCCTGTATCCCAGTCCTTAACCTTGATTGTTCCCGCCCAGGCAACGGTGATTTTCTCCAGCCCTCTCCCTCTGGTTACAGGCAGGTTCCAGTCTTTGCCGTCCCGGATATGCAGCAGAATGCCGGAGTAACGCCCCACCAGCCGCCGTAAATCAGCCTCTGCAAAAGAGCGCCAGAAGCGATGCGTTAATACAGACTTAGCTTTCCGTTCCCAGTCTGTTTCCGGGCGGGTTTCGTCCTGCTTATCTCCTTCGATAATTTCCGGGTTGCTTTGCCAGCACGCACCGATCAGCTTTTTGACCGCGCCATGGGCAATACCGCCTCTTCGGTACAGGCTGTAGAGGTCATCGAAGGTAATGTCGTCTTTGAATCCGTACTCGCACCATGCCGAGCTACGCTTTGAATCCAGCCCCATGGTTGGGTTGGCGGCCATCATACGGGCGCGCGCAAGCCTGGCATCGTTCAACGCATGGTTGACGGCCAGCTGAAGATTTTTATTCATGCAGGGTCCGTAAATTATCTGAGGCGTTTCGGGATCATCATGCCAATTGCCTGCGCTCCGCCGAGTTCGGTCAGCGCATACACGGCGGCATCCAGTCGGTCAGGAGACTTTTTGGCGGTGGCGGGCACGTATTCCATCAACTGGTTTTCGAGTAGATAGAGATTGCCGTGATGGGCTACACGCCCCTGTTCGTAGAGCGCGGATATCGGTTCAGCGCGGGCGAATTTCCCTTTGTTGGCATGCACCCTAATTATGCGGCCTTTGAACCCGGCGTTACGCAGTGTTTCCTCCGCCATATCCCCGCCCTGGTTCGTTTCGATAACGATGGCATCAGCGCCATGTTCCTCATAGGCCCACATAGCCTTTTTAGCCCAGCCAGCCGGTGAGTATTTGGCACTGTAATCGCCATCAACAGAGAACTGTTTTTTATCACCAGCACCGTATGCGCTGGCGGCCACAATCCCGGTTTCGTCGCTTTCATCGCTGTTTGTGGCCTGCGGGTCAATCGCAATAACCGTACGAACCTTATCAAAGCGGATCTGCAGGTCGCGCGCGGCGCTAATCATCGCCTCAGTCCACAGTGCGCCCTCCGCGTTAAATTTGCGGGGCTTCTGCATGTATTGCGCCTCGGCAGTTCGCCGGTGCGAGAACAGCGATACGCGGTGTGTCTCGTTGTGCTTGAACGGCCAGAGCCAGCCGTCAGGCAGACCATGATCAACAGGGATAGCGTGGGTGTTTTCCGGATATTGCGCCGAATACGCCTGGCTGTTATCGATAATCACCGGCAGATTCAGGTGATGCCACATTTCACCGGAGCCGCCGCGCAGGAGGTATCCACTGAGGTCGTGATAGTGGATACGCTGCATAATCACAATCATCGGCGTTGTTTCGACGGCCAGACGTGATTTGATGGTTTCGTTAAAGCGGTTGTTCACGCCATCGCGTACAGTTTCGCTGTAGGCATCATCAGGTTTTACCGGGTCATCGATAATCAGCGCGCCCTGCCAGCCTGGCTCCATGTGTCCGGCACGAAAACCGGTAACCTGCCCGGCAGCTGACGACGCGTAAACCCCGCCACCATATTCGTTCCACCACATCGCCTTACTGTCCGCATCGTCACGCAACGCCATCGGCCACATTGACTGGTAGGCCTGCGATTTGACCATGCCGCGTGCAGTCGATGAGTTCAGTAGCGCCAGCTGGTGGGAGTATGACAGGTGCATAAACCGGGCTCGCCGGTTCAGCGCCAGTCCCCGGCCCATCATGTTAATGGTTGCCAGTTCTGTTTTGGTGTAACCAGGCGGAACGTTAATGACCAGGCGCTTTATCTCACCATCTATAACGCGGTTCAGCGTCTGCTGAATAACTTTGTGATGCGGTGCGACAATCATCTTGCCGCCGGTGCGCTGTTTGAAGAAATAGCGCGCGTAATACAGCCCATCCTCTTCGCATTCGACCTTACGGGCAAATGCCTTTTGCTCAGCAGTCGTCATCCTCCATCATCTCCTGCCTTGCTGATTTGTATTCCTCTTTGCTCATGGTGATCGTCTCGATAGCGCCACCGTTAGGCCCGGAATGCTCGAATTTATGTTTGTTTGTGTAGGCATCACCGCACTCTTTGGCGGCCTGTTCAATCAGTGACGCTGCCAGTGCCATATTCCGCATTGTCTCGGCCTTCGTCATCATTCGATCAAGCGCACGCAGCCGGTAGGCCTTATTGGCTATCGGGATGTCCGAGATTTCATTCTGGAAGCGTTCTCGGGTAGCGTTGAACAATTCCACCCACCGGGCAGCTAACGCCTTGCCACTGGCTTTTGTGGGGTCGTAGGATTCGACCTGCTGGCGGGTAATCTTCACCTGAAATTCAGCCTGGACAGCCTCGACAACCTGAGAAGGGGTATCAAAGCACGCAAGCGCCTGAACTATGTAGGCTTTCACATCATTTTTTAGAGCCGCCATAATTCACCATTCGTCCAGGTCAGTCCAGGTAATCAAGCCAGTTTAAGCATGCACGTCCCGCACGCCCTGGCGATATCAAGGTGAGCCACTTCCGCAGGCCTGTTTGCTGCGTCCACCAGTTGTTGCACATCGTGACTTGCTCCATAGCGGCGAACGACGCCAACGAACTCTTCCACATCGTGGCCGCGCAGTTTTAGTTTGGGTAATCCACTGTCCCGGTAGAATTTCGGCGCACCGAATTCATCAGTTTCCTGTGCAATGTGGTACAGCTCATGCTCCACCAGCGCGCAGAACTCAAGATCGGAACACTGAGCGCAGTAATCAGCCGCCAGGGTGATGATGAAATCCGGTATACGACCGAACCATTCGTACATCTGTTGTTCCATCCGGGCCTTTTGCCATCCACCAGCGCGAATCATCACCTCTTCGCACTGGCCCAGTACCGTTCGCCCCTTCTTCGTGAATGCATTCGAAGCCCACATGAAGACGATGTCAGCTTCCAGTAGATGGAAATGGTCAGGGTTATGCAACATACCCTCTTCGCTGATTATGTGTGAGTGCAGCCAATCATGGACGCCGTCAGCAGGGATAAGTCGGATGTAAGGTTTGAAGTCCGGGTTATCGATAAACAGAAGTGGCGGATATGGCCGTTGCATTGGGCTTTCAACCATAGTGACACCTTAATTATTGAGGCACGTACGAGGCGCATAAAAAAACACCAGCATAAGCTGGTGGTTTGTTTTACCTGATATGGATGTTAATCAAAGCCCCCCCTTTTTATGAGATATTTCCCATACAGGATATTTACAGTTCCTTTACATTAGTAGCGTAACGAATATGCATTTGCATGCTCTAAGCAACAGACTGGATTTCATGTTGCTTAGAGTTTTTTCTTTTAATTCCTGATGATCTATCTCGCAAGCGGTAACAGCCTCCCGTGAAACCTATAACTGGTACTCTACCAGTTTAAGATAGGCGGCAAGCGCCTCTGCGGACGAAACATATCTGTCTGACGCAACATGGATTGCAGCCACGCTCCCGTTAGGTAGCGTAAACATTGCAACCCTGACAGGAAG